GCATTACAGTATTCCAATGCTGACCTTGGTATGACAGGTGCGGCAGCACTTAATGCATTTAATAACGGCGGTGGATTCGGTGAAGCGATCGGTGAGATGTTCAAAACCGGATTCGGTTCTTTAACTGACGCATCGGGTAATGGTAAAGACCTCGCACAGCTTACGATTGCACGTAACGCTAAAGGTATTTTAGGAAAACTAATGCCTGACGAATTGCAATTACCTCTCCAATTATCCTCGGCAGTAACTGTCAACCCTAATACTCGCGCTATGTTTAAGGGTGTAGGTTTACGCACATTCCAGTTTCAGTTCAAATTTCTACCCGTCTCCGAACGTGAGGCACAAGAGGTGGAGGAGATCATCAAACGTTTTCGACTACACGCATACCCAGAATCTATTCAGGCAGGGGCTATATCAGCAGGTTACAAATACCCACACATGTTTGACATAACTCTGACTGCAAACGGTCAACCGATCGGAACCAAAATCAAAACATGTGTGTTGGAGTCTATTACTACCAGCTACAATGCGAGTTCTATGGCTTGGCATAAGGGTCCAGAAAAGTCTTATGCATCTGAGTATGACTTAACACTCTCTTTCCGTGAAGAAGTCGCATTGAACGCACAAGACATAAGGGACGGATTCTAATGTATTTTAAAAACTTTCCGGTAGAGTTGTATGAGTTCGATGCTGGATCTGCGGTAACACAGGACCTAACACGATATGTAGAAGTAGTTGATCAGGTACGTCAGAACGCATCGTTCTATCAGGACTACTATATCCAACATGGTGAACGCGCAGACCACGTGGCATACAAACTATACAATAACCCTCAATTGCACTGGACTCTGTATCTACTCAATCCGCAGATACGTGAGTCTGGATGGCCATTAACGGACCTAGAGGTCCTCTCTAAAGTCAAGAAAGACTACCCACACATCGTACTCAACACGACCTCAGATATCACCGACAAATTTAAAGTCGGTCAGATCGTCACTGGTCAACGCTCAGGTGCGGGTGGTGTAGTTGTCGATAAGAACGTGGATCTGGGTCAACTCGTTATAGAAACAAACGATACCTTTAAGAACGATGGTGTTCCAGAGTCTATTATATCCGTGGTGGGTGAACAGATCGAGACGATCGAGGCACAGTCTGCTGTCCCTCAACATCTATCTACGCGTCATTATCTACAAGACGGTGAGGTTATTACCAATTGGATCGATCTTAAACCAACCCCATCTGAGACTATAGTGACACAGTATGATTTCTATGTCAAGTCCAATAACCAATTGAAACAGATCTCTGTCATTCGCGCTGATAGTATTCGTCAGGTAGTGGGTGCAGTGATTGACGCGTTGAAAGCATGAGCACTAAAAACCAAGAATTAGAAACGATCTTCAAGTTTGACGTATTGGAGATCACTGCGAGTTGGGATCCAGAGGTCAAGATAGACATGAAGACTATCGTCTCTGATCTGGACATCTTTGAACATCTGGACAAACCGTGGATGACGGGTTTGATTGCCTTCGAGGATACGTCTGACATCTTGTCTGGTATCGGGTTAGGAACAAACGACCGTGTTGAAGTGAAGATCAGTCGTACCGAAGACCCTATCGGAGTTTTCTGCCATAAGTTTTTTCGTATTGATAAGATTGTGGAGAAAATCAATCAGGGTCTCAATGAGAACACTCAGGTTGTTTTGCTTCACTTAATCGAAGAAGTCTGGTATGAGTCCAATGCGATTAATGTAAACAAGTCTTACGAGGGTAAACCAGGCCAGATCATTAAATCAATATCCGAGTCATTCCTCACTGATCGTACTGTGATTGATTATAACACAACCGTACAAGATATGAAAGTCATCGTTCCGAATATGACTCCGTTAGAGGCTATCTCTTGGATCAAGAATCGTGCAACCACAGAAAAGGGTTATCCACTCTTTGTCTATTCTGCGATGCCAGTTTCATCGGCTACCGATTTTTTCTGGTGTATGGATCTTGAATTCATGTTAAATCTGGAACCGTGGACCGAAGACGCCCCATTCAATAATTTCGCATCTTCTCAAACATCCAGAGGACGATCACAACGTCGTACTATCAAGGCATACGAACATAAGTCATCCGAAGATCTCAATCCTCTTATTAAACAAGGTCTCATCGGTGCACGTCACCAGTTCATTGATGTCACTGACATGCACGTGGAGAAGGTAGACTATAATCATGAGACAGATATCAATGAGTTGTTAACTGAACGTGGTATGAAAGGCCGCGGAGTGCTTCCCTCTCATTTCTCTGTCCATGATAAGAAACTCACTGAAATGGCAACCAAAGATAAAACCCTTGGTAATCGTGTTATCACTACAATCGGAGGTACCGAAGCATATAAAGGTACCCACACTATCGATGAACGTGATAAGAAATCATCCTATAAACACAAACCATTGTCTGCCGCATTCAAGACTCTCCTGTCTTACGATACTCTAGTTGCAGTCGTAGACGGATATGATTTCACCATACCTAATCATCTCAATACTATTGGACGCGTCATGTCTTTTCTCTTCATGTCTACTCAATCAAATCCAGAGACTCTAAGAGAACAGTTTGATAAACAGAAGACAGGTAACTACCTTATCTACGCTGCAAAACATTCATTTAAATCTGAAGGATATGATGTAACGCTTACTGCTGTTAAACTCACACATGGTGAATACAATGATTCCTAAACAATTCCTTGAATACTATGGAGATCAGACACGATGGTTCCTAGGTGAGGTTGTTAATGTAAAGGATGATCCTCTCCAGCTAGGACGTGTTCGCGTAAAGATTTTTGGAGTCTATGACGAAATAGAAGAACCAGACCTACCGTGGGCACAGATCGTAGTTCCTATCACACAAGGTGTACATGAAGGTAAAGGACAGTATCTTGGTATGTTAGTGGGAACTCACGTATTCGGTATCTTTCTGGATGGTAAGGATTCACAACTCCCTCTCGTTCTAGGGACGATTCCAAAGAAAGACGATAATAATCAACGTGCTACAGAGAACTATCCCCATAATAAGATCTATCAAACCGAACAGGGACACTTCAAAGAGTATGATGACACACCTGAGAACACACGCATTAGAGAACAACATGCTTCTGGCACATACACCGAAATGGAACACAACGGAGGTATGCGAACAGAGGTCCAGAAAGACCAGTATATACGCGTTAAGGGTGATGCAGAGATCGAAGTAGGTTCCAAAGATGGAGGGAACCGCGCAAACGTTACTATAAGAGGTGACTGCAATATTACAGTGACAGGAGACGCGAAGATCTCAGCGAAGAACGTTTCAGTAACAGGCACAGACACCGTGACGGTACGCGGCGGTAATGGAGTTCGTCTGGGATGACATCCATTACGATACCTCTGCCGTGTCCTGAAGGGGGACTACCGACTAAGGCAGATCTCACTAACATGTTCAATCAGATCACAGCGATTCCCAGCGACATCGAAGCGAAACTGGTTGAATTCAAACAGCAGGTCGCTAAGGACGCTGAGGACACACTAGACCGTATCCGTAACTTGGAAGAAGAGATTGCGGTGAAGTCCGGTGAGGAACGTGCTAGACTGGAAGCAGACCTAGAAGCACTGAAGAATGGAGAGGACCCATTAGGTATTGTATCAGAGTTTGAAGATAAGATCAAGGAAATTGAAGATACTATTGATAATGTCGCGACACTCTTTGAACCGTATTGGGAGAAGGGTAGGACAGTCCGTCAGTTAGAGAAGGAAGCAGAGGACGCATTCACAGAACTTGTGCAGGAGTTTCATATCTTTATTCCTGTCAAGATGATGGAGATGATCAGTAAGATTATTCCTGTAGAGTTTGCGGTTCCTATTATGGGATTGTCTATTGATGTATTGCGACTGATCAGTGAGCCATCTTATCAGGAAGAACTCAAGGCACAGATCTCTGGGTGGACAGAAGAGTATACCACAAAACTAGAGACATTGCAAGAAGATTTTGAATCAGGGAAACTCGAACAGGATGCGTATGACTCTGCATTAGGTATGTTAGAGGATGAGAAAGCGAAAGTGCTTGATGCCTTCTATATGCTTGTTCCCGAACAGTATAGACTACACGATGGAGAGTTCGGTGTCAAGTGTGAAGAGTGGAAGGCAAAACTCACATGGTCTTATATTAAAAACGAGATCATGGAATGGTGCACGATGTCACTGTTCAAACTGTTCGATAAACTGATCGGTAAGTTCAAAGAGATATGGGACGCATTAGGTCTGCCCAACTTACCTATTCCATTGTCTTTTGATATGGCAGAATGGGTTCGCGCAGTCATAGACATGGTCGTAGAAAAGTATACAGAAGAACAGAACCGCATACTCGGCGACCTAGAGAAACTACAGAACCTTGACGTAGAACAGGAACTCGCAGACTTAGAACAGGATGTTGAGGATAATATAACACAGTTAGAGTCAGATGTCAAGAACTTTGATGCACAAACTGAGTTAGAGAACGAATTAAACCAGATAGGTCTTGACATGATCGATGAGATCCTAGAGACCAGTATACCATTACCCGCACCTTTTGACATCACTCTCGTAGAAGTATTCGGTGGTGAGATAGAAGGAAAGGTCACGTGTCTGGAAGAACGTATTAATCAGATCGTCACTGCGGCACGTGACTGGAAAATAATCTCCATGAAGGAACTGTTCAATATCTGGTTACGTAAGATCAAGAAGTTTCTGTCTGCGATCGGTCTGGGAAAGCTGTTATCGTTCTTAGACTTTACGCTGTGTGATGTCATGGAGCTGATCGGACTACCGCTGGAGATAGAGATACCCTTACCAGACCTGTCCGTTATAGGAGTGGAGCCCCCCCTACTTATAGCAGTTGAACGGGTCCCCCACAGAGCAGGGGGTTTAGCTCTCCCCAGCCTCGATGACATTCAAGCCCCCGATACAGAAAACATGACCGAAGAAGAATTCCAAGAATTTATCGACGGTCTGGTATAAATAGAACAAAACACATTTCAGAGATTCTACTATGGCGACCACAGTATTCTCATTAGAAGACAAGGACATCACCAAACGTCCCATTACAAGTTCAAGTCCAGCGGAGAACTCCGACTTAGACCTGTCCTTTAGTATCTCTCCAAAAGGAAACCTCTATAAGAAAACTTCGGTTGCGTCTGTTAAACAGTCTATACGTAAACTGTTGTTAACTAATCGCGGTGACATTCCGTTTCAACCATTGTTAGGCGCGGACCTGAATCGTCTTCTCTTTGAACTATCTACGGATCTGGATGAAGACGACATAGAGACAATTGTTGCTGAGACGATACGCAGATACGAACCACGCGTGGGTATGACGAAAGTCAAAGCGAATTTGGATAGTGATAATAATGCGTTAAGGATATACATTGTGTTTCAGATAATTGAGAATTTAAAAGTAGAGACGATGGAAGTGTCCATCTCAAGGATACGATAATGGCAGTGAAAACTACAGACCTAGACTTCTTAGAAATCAGACAGAGTCTAAAACAACACTTTAAGAAGTATGACGAATACAAGGACTACAACTTTGAAGGTTCTGGTCTGTCGAGTATTATGGATGTGCTTGCGTATAATACTCATGTGAATGGTCTTATCGCGAACATGGCGATCAATGAGTCGTTCCTTAGTTCGTCACAATTACGTTCCAGTGCGGTCAGTCATGCAGAGACTTTGGGTTACACACCGAAGAGTAATACAGCATCGACCGCATACCTAGATCTCAGACTCACCACGGATACGAGTTCTGTTTCTCCAAAAAGCGTAGCGGGTGCCCCCAAAAAAATCAGCAAAGGACATGCAGTCTTCGCAGAAGTGGGTGATACCGCATACCGATTCGTAACAACAGATGATACATCGGTAGTCGGTAATGTATCCTCAGACGGGACAATCACCTACGACTGGACGGGCGTCGAAGTCAAGGAAGGAACTTATCGCGAAAAAACCTTTTTAGTGTCATCCGAAAAAGATGCGGTATACGTCATACCAGACACCAACGTAGATGTGTCTACAATGATCGTCACGGTCTCTGAGAACCCTACCACTATGGAGACAGTATCATATTCTAACATTCTGTCAGTCCCTTCTATTACTCCAGATTCGCGTGTCTATATGATTAAAGAAATCTCGAACGGATACTACGAGATGTTCTTCTCTGACGGTAATGTATTAGGAGAAGGGCCTGGGGTCGGTTCGGTTATTCGAGTTTCTTATTTACAGACATTGGGCGAAAAACCAAATGGTGCGATTAACTTCAATGCGGATCGTCTGGACGGATTGCGTATCGAAGTAACTAATACTACAGAAGCGGGTGGAGGCTCTGATAAGGAATCCCTTAGTTCTATTAAACTCAACGCACCAAGAGCGTTTGCATCACAACAACGTTTAGTGACTGCCGAAGATTACGCAGCGATGATACAGTCAAACTATGGAAATGATATCCAAAATGTTATCGCATGGGGTGGAGCAGATAATCAACCACCAGAATATGGTAAGGTATTTGTCAGTCTTGATTTTTATGAGGGGGTCCCATATCAGCGACAAAACATTGTAAAGGAATCCATTATATCAGATTTGACTTCGCACCTTTCTATTATGTCAATAGATACAGAGTTTGTCAATCCAAAGAAAACTTACTTAGAAATCAATACCGTCTTTCAGTTAGACGCAGTTTCTAAGATTGATACACCAGAAGGACAATCTAGCACAGTCATGCAGTTTATTGTAGACTATGTAAAAGAGAACCTTGGAACCTTTGGAACAGTATTCCGCCGTTCAAATCTATTGAGTGATATTGATTCTATCCATCCTAGTATACTCAACTCACGAATGGAAGTCAAGGGTCAACAACGAATTACTGTAATCGAACCAAGGGCATTAAGTCATGTGATAGATTACCCATTCGCGTTAGCATCTCCGGACAAGGACGTTAATACTGTAACAACATCTCCTTTCTTATGGCAAGGAAAAAATGTCATTATTAAAAATGAATTAGGGTCCCATAAATTACAGATCTTTAACCTTGATGGTGAACTAGAGTTCAGTAACATCGGTTACTATGACGAAGCAAAGGGACAGGTTTTAATAAATGCATTGGAAGTGCAAACAAATCTACTTCCAGTAGAGATCAAGATCTCAGTGGTTCCTGCCAATTCGTCGACGATCAGACCATTACGCAACTATATTATAGAACTTGATGAGGGCTTATCTACATCTCGTGCAATCATTGATGAAGGGACGATTAAGGTCACATTATAATGGCAATACAAACGGACGACCGTCGAACTCATATCGGACTGCATTCCAACACAGTAAGGAATGCGGTACCTGAGTTTTTCGTTGAGCAATACCCAGAGTTTATACAGTTCCTTGAAAGGTACTACGAGTACATGGAAGGGAACGAGAGTGGTTCGTTTTCAAAACAGATACAGTCTTTATATAATGTACGCACTATTAGTAGCATAGATGGGTCCCATCTAGATTCATTACTCGCCGAACTTGCAGAGGGTGTTCAGTCAGATACATTCTACAACAATCCTCAGTTGATGGCAAGACTTCTTGCTAACTTCTATCGTGCGAAAGGTACAGAACAATCAGTTGAACAATTCTTTCGTGGGTTCTTTGGTGATACCGTAGAGATAGAATATCCGAAACGTAACATCTTTATTCTGAATGATCAGGATGGTGGGTCCTTTATTGGTCCAGAGAGTATTAAGTTTATTGTCGACGATAAGAAGTATCAGATCTTCTCTATCTTATTGAAGACCGGAATGAGTCTCATAGACTATGAAACAATCTATAAGAAGTTTGCTCATCCCGCTGGTTTCTATCTTGCAGCAGAAGTTGCATTATTGTCTCATGCTATTATAGGACTCCGTGCGGGTCTTACTACAGATCCATTAGAGACACCAAACTATCCAGTACCAGTCGGATCAGAAGTGGGTGGTATCAACCTACGTTCTACGTTTGCTTTGATGACACTGCGCGAGACGGACCCAGAAGACATCACATTTATTTTGAGCGCACTAGAGACGTTAGACCGTTACGACGATATATCCATCGAACGTCTAGCAGAAATTTACACAACCGTTGCGGACTGGGCATCGACTCGATCGTTTAGAATGAGTAACGATGAGATCCTCATGTCTGAAGACTTTGAACTACTTGATGGTGGTGCGGCGGAGACAGAGGTTACGGTCAGGTATAGAGATGCAGATGGTACCTTAGTAGATGTTGGTCCAGAGGTTTGGACTCCAGATATGATTGAACCACCACAACCGATGCCAACTCCAGATCCGGAACCAGAACCTGAGCCAGAACCAGAACCTGAGCCGGAACCAGAGCCGGGCCCTGAACCACAACCAGAACCAGAACCAGAACCAGAAGAGGATCTACCAGACAATATAGTCCACTACAGATCAGCATACCCAGAGTATTCGTGGGAGCAGTGGATACCGACACTTAGAGTTACAGTCAAGTGGAATGACGAAGTCATCTACGATATAACAGGTCACGAAGATGGTTGGCCTACGAGACTCATTGGTCCAGATGGTCGCATCTATGAACGTGGTGATCAGGAGTCTTCTGACTATAACGGAAACATATTTGGTGTACTCCGCGTGGGTCCAACTCCGGAACCAGAACCTGAGCCTGAACCAGAACCAGAACCACAACCTGAGCCTGAACCAGAACCACAACCAGAGCCAGAACCGGAGCCAGGCCCAGAACCAGAACCAGAACCGGAGCCAGAACCAGAACCGGAGCCAGAACCAGAACCAGAACCGGAACCAGAACCAGAACCGGAGCCAGAACCAGAACCGGAACCAGAACCAGCGGACATTCGATATTCTAAAGATGCCCCAAGATTCTACTGGTATCATGCAGACTACTATGACCCATCAAGTGATGAAGGTATGGTTTATACAGCAGTCTATTGGAATGATCAGTTAGTATTCACTGAAAATACGCCAGGGATCTTCAGAAGGTCATCTTATACTATTGGTGGTGTGACTTATACTCGTAGAGATTTAAGAGACTCTCAAGTATATGGAATACGAGACGATTTGGTTTATTGGTATGCCATCGAGAAATCTTAATAAAAATAAATAAACTATTTTAAGGGACAAACAAAAATGTCAAGAAAAATCATTAACACTGGACAGGGAGCGAACGACGGATCGGGTGATACACTTCGCACCGCCGGTGAGAAAATTAATGAGAACTTCGCTGAAATTTATAGTCTCATAACAACAGACAGCGGGATTACATTACAAGAAATTACTGACCTAGTTAATTTGTCGGTGGAAAGTTCTATTCAAGATACAGACTTTGATGAAATTGTTTCTAGCGTCGACTTGATTGGGAATATTCTAGCGCAACAAGGTATTAATACTAGTCTTATTTCTACTTTAAACACCGATGTACAAAATCTATTGTCTGGTGGCGGTCCAATCGGACCACAAGGTCCAGCAGGAACTAAGGGGCAAGACGGAACGAAAGGACCAACGGGTTGGACAGGTCCTATGGGTCCAAGAGGCACAGAAGGACCACAAGGTAGTCGTGGTCCAACAGGTCCAGTAGGACCAATAGGTCCAACAGGTACAGAAGGTCCTAAAGGTAGTCGTGGTCCAACAGGTCCGGTGGGTCCTATCGGACCAACAGGTACAGAAGGTCCTAAAGGTAGTCGTGGTCCAACAGGTCCAGTAGGACCAATAGGTCCAACGGGTACAGAGGGCCCGCAAGGTTCTCAAGGACCGACAGGTCCAGTAGGACCAATAGGTCCAACGGGTACAGAAGGACCGCAGGGTTCTCAAGGACCGACAGGTCCAGTAGGTCCTATCGGACCAACAGGTACAGAAGGACCACAAGGTTCTCAGGGTCCAACAGGTCCAGTAGGACCAATAGGTCCGACAGGCACAGAAGGACCACAAGGTTCTCAGGGTCCAACAGGTCCAGTGGGTCCTATCGGACCAACAGGCACAGAGGGTCCACAAGGACCACAGGGTACAATTGGTTTACAAGGGCCACAGGGTCCAACAGGAACAGAAGGACCACAAGGTTCAGCAGGTCCAACAGGTCCACTGGGTCCTATCGGACCAACGGGTACAGAAGGACCACAAGGTTCACAGGGTCCGGTTGGTACACAAGGACCACAGGGTCCAACGGGTACAGAAGGACCACAAGGTTCAGCAGGTCCAACAGGTCCACTGGGTCCACAGGGACCAACGGGTACAGAAGGACCACAGGGTCCACAAGGTTCAGCAGGTCCAGTAGGACCACAGGGTCCAACGGGTACAGAAGGACCACAGGGGTCTCAAGGACCAACAGGTCAAACAGGACCACAGGGACCAACGGGTACAGAAGGACCAAAGGGTCCACAAGGTTCAGCAGGTCCAGTAGGACCACAGGGACCAACGGGTACAGAAGGTCCGATGGGAACTATGGGTCCAAGGGGTCCGGTTGGTCCGCAGGGAATTGCAGGAACAGAAGGGCCACAGGGTCCAGTAGGAACAACAGGTCCAGTTGGTCCATCGGGTCCAGCTGGAACAGAGGGACCGCAGGGTCCAACAGGAACTAAAGGTCCAGCCGGCACAAAAGGACCAGCAGGAACAGAAGGACCACAAGGAACAAAAGGACCTTCAGGTACTGTCGGCCCACAAGGCCCAGTTGGTACAGAAGGACCTAAAGGTGATTCAGGTCCACAGGGTCCAGCGGGTCCAACAGGTCCAACAGGAACCATAGGTCCACAAGGTAGTGCGGGACCAAAAGGACCGCAAGGCACTGTCGGTTTACAAGGAACCATAGGTCCACAAGGTAGTGCGGGACCAAAGGGTCCAGCAGGAACAGAGCCAGGACCGGCAGGTACCAGAGGTCCTCAAGGGGATCCTGGCCCAGCAGGTCCAGCAGGAACAGAGCCAGGGCCGCCTGGGACTAGAGGTCCACAAGGATCACCAGGCCCGCAGGGCACGGCAGGACCACAAGGTACTCAGGGTATTCAAGGTCCACAGGGAACGTCAGGTCCTCAAGGTATCAGAGGTACTATTGGTTCACAAGGTCCAGTGGGTCCAACAGGAACAAGAGGTCCAGTAGGTCTACGCGGAACGCAAGGGCCTCAAGGAACACAAGGTATTCAAGGCACGACAGGACCTCAAGGTATTAGAGGTACTATTGGTCCACAGGGCACAGCAGGTCCTCAAGGTACACAGGGTCCTATAGGAACACGTGGTCCACAGGGTATCGCAGGTCCACAGGGTAGTGCGGGACCAAAGGGTCCGATCGGTACTAGAGGTCTTATTGGTCCACAAGGTACTCAGGGTGATCAAGGAACTAAAGGTCCAGTTGGTACTAGGGGTATACAAGGTTCTCAAGGTCCACAGGGGTTGCGGGGTTCGCAGGGTCCAGTTGGTTCGAGAGGTCCTATCGGTCTACAAGGGACTCAAGGTCCACAGGGCACCGCAGGTCCTCAAGGTATCAGAGGTACTATTGGACCACAGGGAACTCAAGGTATTCAGGGAACGTCAGGTCCTCAAGGTATCAGAGGCACTATTGGACCACAGGGAACTAAAGGTATTCAGGGAACGTCAGGTCCTAAAGGTATCAGAGGTACTATTGGTTCACAAGGACCGCAGGGTCCAACAGGAACTAAAGGTCCAGTGGGCACTAGAGGTCCTATTGGTCCACAAGGTACTCAGGGTGATCAAGGAACTAAAGGTCCAGTGGGCACTAGAGGTCCTATTGGCCCAATCGGTACTCAAGGCGATCAAGGCACTAAAGGTCCAGTCGGAACCAGAGGTCCTATTGGTTCACAGGGTCCACAGGGTCCAGTCGGAACCAGAGGTCCGGTGGGTCCGCGTGGTACAATTGGTTCACAAGGTCCAAAAGGTCCGACAGGAACAAGAGGTCCAGTAGGTCTTCGCGGTACTAAAGGTGATCAAGGAACTAAAGGACCAACAGGAACACAGGGTCCAGTAGGTCCACGTGGTACTAAAGGTGATCAAGGAACTAAAGGACCAACAGGAACCAGAGGTCCAGTGGGCCCACGTGGTACTATTGGTTCACAAGGACCAAAAGGTCCGACAGGAACAAAAGGTCCAGTAGGTCTTCGCGGTACAATTGGTTCTCAAGGACCAAAAGGTCCAACAGGAACCAGAGGTCCAGTAGGTCTGCGCGGCACTATTGGTTCACAGGGTCCAAAAGGTCCAACAGGAACCAGAGGTCCAGTAGGTCTTCGCGGTACAATTGGTTCTCAAGGACCAAAAGGTCCGACAGGTTCTCAAGGACCAACAGGAACTAAGGGTCTACAGGGATCAAGAGGACCAACCGGATCGAAAGGACCACGAGGAACTAAGGGTCTACAAGGTTCTCAAGGTCCACGAGGTTCACAGGGACCGAAGGGTGATCAAGGTACAAAGGGTCTACAGGGTACTAAAGGTGATCAGGGTACAAAGGGTCTACAGGG